ATTCGTGGTAATAATTCGGGATCAGGTGAAACAACTGCGAATAATATTGAAGCAGGTTTCGAAATAATGACTGATGTTTTATTAGCCGCTTATTATCAGAAAAATAATAAATATCCAACTTATGAAGAAATATATGATAATCCAATATTTTTGTATGGTGATGATAATCTTGGAGCTGTGACCGAGGAATATAGCAAAATATTGGATTATCAATGGTTATCTGACCGATTATTAAGATATCATGCAATTGAATTGAAATCGTTTGAAGGAGGATATGAGTATTCATTGGAAAATCTAACTTTTTTGGGTTTTTCGTTTGGATATGATCGTATATATGTGGCACCGACATGGGATATACGTAGAATGTTGTTGCCGTTAATGTATAAACATGGAAGAGATGAAGTTTTTAAATTTATGGCAAGAGTATATTCAATTTTGATACTCGTGTATCCATATCCTGAAATGTTTTTTGAAATTAGAAAGGTTTTTATCAAAGTAATAAATTATTATTCAAAAGATGATAGAATTGGATCAGGGCATCCTGTAGTAAAAGCCTTTATAAAGTCAGGTGCTCCAACATTGGAAGAAATGGATCGTTTTTATTTTGGACTGGAAGGAGGAGGAACAAAAATAAATTTGATGACTACGAAACTTACGTTTTTGTATCCCACGATTATCCCCGTGGAAAATGGAGGATATAAATGTGAATCGACTGTGATGGGAGATGTCTTCGCGCATTTGACAACTGTAAATTTGGATTCCAATATAGCTTTCGCTATGATGTTATCCAAATTTGGAGAAATTATTGCTGAAGCGTGGGTGCCTCCCTTGTTTGAGGAGAAGAAGAAGAGTATTGAAGATGAAGTAAAGAAATTAGATATAAAAATAAGTGATAACGATCGATTGAGAATTATTGCTTGTATACACTCTCATCTTTTTAAAGGTACTGCTTCTATAACTCCCACAGATGATAAAAAGAAGCCTAAACCTGGATCTTTTAATCCATATGGAAATGGACAAACGGATGAACAAAGAAAATTATTATTTGATATAATTCGTGATAAATATCCTGGATTAAATGTACACTCTGACGCCTCCCTGTTGGACTTAGATGTTATAGTTAAAATACAAAATGACATTATAGGAATAAAGGAGCGAGAAGAGAATGTGCAATCAGAAAAAAGACCCTCTGAATTAAAAGATCAAGGTCAAGGGTCTTACAATGAACATGGGAATGAACAAGATAATCCCATAAGTGAATGTGCTTTGAAATATTTATGTGCTGTTTTTAACTTAGAGTATGAAGAAGTTGATTGTGTCATACATGAAGCTTATGAGGCATATAGAGATCAAAAATTAATAATTAAGAAATTGCCACCTGTAGAGTTGGAAGGCACCTTTAATCAGTATGGAAATGATCAAATGGATGCTGAGCCAAATGTTAAGGTAAATTTGAACAATAATAGAGCTCGAAGAAGACGGCAATATGAACCTCAAAGTATAACCTTTAGGAAAAGATATACTTGGGCACCTTCACAATTACAAGCTCAAGAAATAGGATTGACAGCTATTCCAACTCAGAATATGCCTATTGTTAGACTATTTGGAACTTTTAATCCTTATGGAAATGGTCAACGGATAACTCGAAAACAGTTTATAGTAAAAAGAGTGGCCTCTGGTATGACTCAACAACAAGCAGAAAAGGCTTGGAATAAAGGACCCCCTAATAAAAAGAATAAACCTAAAAGAAATGGGACAAAAAAGATTAGGGTAGTTGGATCACCTAATAAAGCTGTAGTAAATATGGGAACAACAAAACCATATGCAAGACCTCAAAATAAGAGGGAAATGGATTTTTTACCTGGAAATTTAAAAACACAGAATTACTTCCCTGAGTGTACTGCGAGATATTTGTTATCTCTGGTAGATCCATTTTATGTGATTGAACAAAATACTAAGGCTGTTGCATGGTATATAAAGGAGCATGGAACTATTGACTCAACTGCTTTGCCTTGTATACCATCTTTTCCACCAATTTCTTCATTTAAGACTACGTCTATTTTTAGAGGAGAATTTGCAGTGGGAACTAATGGAACTGCTTTTGTTGCATTATGTCCAAAAAGACTAGCATCAGATTACGCAGCTAATAGAACTGATTTGTGTCCGATTTTAGCTTCAAATAGTTTGTATGCTGGAGTGGGAGTGTTTCCGATAATTGATCAAAATGCTATACCCCCTGTTGGAACATCACCACTTAATTGGACAACTAGATTTGCTGTATCTGATCTAGTAGTATTACCCTTATCCACTCAAGGAACTAAATATAGATTGGTTAGTTGTGGATTAAGAATAAAGTATACTGGTGCACCCTTAACCATGCAAGGGTTAGTGCATGCAATTCAGACTCCTGGTCATGAGAGCTTGTCACAAGCCAGTATTGGAACGCTTCAAGCTATTCCTTCGTGTGTAACTTATGATGTTACCAAAGAATGGCAATTATTATCGTATTGTCCTGTATTTCCTGAAGAATATGAGTATCAAACCGATGTAACAGCGTCAGGTGGCGTTGGTCACCACGTTGAAGGAGATATGCATTTTATGGGATTTCTGGCTGTTGGGTTAACACCAGGAGTAACGTATGCTTGTGAAGCAATTGCCACATTTGAAGTCATAGGACAGAATGTGAATGGTAAAACCAGAACAGGTGTTGATAATAATGGTTTGTCAATAGTATCTACTGTTGTCACAGTTGATTCGATTGTGGAAGTTCAGAAGAACCCGTCGTTATTAGCTAGGATGTCAGAGTCTACTGCACAAACTGTTACTGAATTAATACCTAAAGCAATTAATATGGCTGCTGGGTTTGCCGCTCAAAAAGCATATAATAGTATGTTTGGGCAACCACATCAGCTCGCAAGAGGATAAAATATAGAAATTAAATGGGATCTTTGTTTTGAGAGTCAGCATATAAGGTTGACTATATTTTTTATTTCTAGCCATAAAAGGAAGAAAAAAAAAAAAAAAAAAAAAAAACAAGGAACGAAAGACAAACATAAGAAAACAATAACACCGACAAAAAAAAAAAAAAAAAAAAAAAAAAAAAGTTTTAGGTTTAAAAAACAACAAAATAGAATAAAATATATATTTTTTTTATAACAATAAAAAAAAAAAAAAAAAAAAAAAAAAAAAAAAAACACGCG